CGCTAAAGAAGAAGAGGTGGAAGACGCCCTAGTAGATGCTTTTGCTGAAGGTAAAAAGTTCCCAGACCTAACAGGAGATGGTAAAGTTACACAAGCCGACATCTTGAAAGGTCGTGGAGTTTTTGAGGAAGAAGAGTTAGAAGAAGAACTAGAAGAAGAGATTGAGCTTGATGAAGAATCTCTTAAAGATGCAATTGCAGAAATGTTAAAAGTTGATTTAGAAAATGTGCCTCGTGGAGATTTGGGAACTACTCATCCAACCAAAGCTCAACAAATTTATGCAGTCGATGTTGCAGCAGCAGCAGATGAATCAACCGAGAACGAAGAAGAAAACGCAGCCTTTGAAGAAGCTGTTAAAAAAATCGCAAAATTAGAAGAGCAAGTAAATTCTCTCAAGTCTGATAAGAATAGGCTTGAAGGTGAGCACAACGAACTTAAGAGTATTGCCCGTCAAGTTAGTGAAAAACTAACTGAACTTAACACAACAAATGCCAAATTGGTATACAAGAATCGAATACTGGAATCCAACTCCTTGAATGAGCGACAAAAAGAAAATCTTGTCGAAGCGGTTTCAAACGCGAATTCAACTGAAGAAGCCAAGGTTATTTATGAAACCTTACAGGAATCTTTACCTTCGAGTAATCAAAACACTCCGAAGAATCTAAGAGAAGCTATAAGTAAAAATAACAGGCTTGTTTTGAAATCAAACAAAGAAAAAACGCAATCTTCGGATTCCGCCGCAGAGCGAATGAAGAGGCTTGCAGGAATTATTTAAATTATTTAAGGAGAATTAATACAATGAGTATTATCGAAAAACTTACTGAGGGTATTGTTAGTCGCAATGTCCAAAAAGAAGGTCAAGCTGTTCTCAACAAATGGGAAAAAACTGGTCTTCTAGAAGGTTTAGAGAGTGATCACGGTCGTAATAGTATGGCTGCACTTCTTGAAAACCAAGCAAAAGAGCTTCTTCGTGAAGCATCTACAATGCAAGGTAGTGATGTTGAAGGCTTCGCTGCGGTTGCATTTCCAATTGTCCGTCGAGTATTTGGTGGACTAATCGCAAATGAGCTAGTGTCAGTTCAACCAATGAGCTTGCCATCTGGCCTTATTTTCTTCCTAGACTTTACCTATGGAGACACCAAGGCGCAGTATACTAAAGGCAATTCCGTCTATGGCGGTGGTGCAGTTGGTAATCAAATCACTGGTGGTGTTGATCTAACTGGTGCTAATGCAGAGAAGAGCTTTTACGCTCTTAATAATGGCTATTCTAGTCCAACTGCTTCATTTGCATCTTTGACAACCACACTATTGGGTTGGGGTACAGCGTCTGCAACAGATGCAGCCTCGTGGTCAAGCCTAACTCCCGCAAACGCTAATGCGATCACTCGTTATGACCCTGATCTTTCAGGTAGTGTTGTCGGCATTGGCTCAATTGCTAGATCCAGCTTTGAAACAGCTCAAAAAACACTCAATTTTGATGATTTAATCACGGTTGAAGTAAATGATGCTTCTGTTGGTAGTCTTACTAACATTCGACAAGTTCGACGCCTAACGCAACTTAGCAGTGGCTCTTTTGTTGGTGGAGGTCGTGACGGCACTGAGCTTCTTTTTGTCTTTGAGTGGACTGGTGCTGCTAATAAAAATAGTGACATTACCGCTTCTGTACCTCTGGTTGATATTGCAACTGGTTCAATTGTAGATGCATTCACCACCTCTGGTGTTGCAAAAGGTGCTATTGTTGGTCGAACCGACTGGGCACTTGAAAATACAAACCAAATTCCAGAAATTGACATCAAGGTTGACAGTGTATCAATCACCGCTGTAACCAAGAAGTTAAAGGCCAAATGGACACCAGAACTGCAACAAGACATCAATGCATACCACAACTTGGATGCTGAAGTTGAGTTGACTGGTATTCTTTCTGAAACAATTGCACTTGAAATCGATCAAGAAATTCTTGAAGATTTGATTATTGGCGCACAAGCAGGAACTTTCTTCTGGTCACGTAAACCAGGTAAGTTTGTAGCGCGTAGCGGAACAGCAGCTGCCCCAGGCGGTTCATCTACCAACGAAACATTGTATCCGGATTTCACAGGTACTGTTTCTGAATGGTACGAGACACTTCTTGAGACAGTCAATGATGTTTCTGCACAAATTCACAGAAAGACACTTCGCGGCGGGGCGAACTTTATCGTTACTAGCCCAGAAGTTGCAAACGTTCTTGAGTTTACTAGTGGTTTCCGTGCTGACACAACAGCCGATGAGAATCGTGGAACTGCCGGTGCAGTTAAGGTTGGTCAAGTGAGCAAGAAATGGGACATCTATGTTGATCCATATTTCCCACGAAATGTTCTACTTGTAGGTCGTAAGGGCAATAGCTTCCTAGAAAGTGGCTACGTATATGCACCTTATGTGCCATTACAAGTTACTCCAACCATTTTTGGACCAGAAGACTTCGTACCACGTAAGGGTGTCATGACCCGTTACGGTAAGAAGATGGTGCGTCCAGATATGTACGGACTCGTAATCGTAGAAGACTTACTCTAATTTAATTTATTAGATGTCTTTATAATCATTGGAAACCCTGTCTTTCTTTGCGAGAGGCAGGGTTTTCTTTTTCGTTTCGCCCGTTTTCAACTATTTAGATAGGAGGAGAATAAAATGGCCACAGCACCACCTAAACTATCACCAGTCCAAAAAACCAGTCCATATGTACTAAAATCAACCGGTTCCTATGACAAGGTAATATCAACAAGTGTGCCGTATGGTGTTTATCTTGATGGTACAATGAAATCTACTGAATGGATTTCTGGTGCCGTCGCGCAGGTTTCTTTAACTTATAAGATGCTTGGTGGCGATGTTTTAGACATCGAGTTGACTGAGGACAATGTTTATACATCTTATGAGTTGGCCACCCTAGAATATTCTTATATTGTCAACAATCATCAGGCCAAAAATGTTTTGTCCGATTTCTTGGGAAATGCAACCGGAACATTCGATCATGAAGGGAAGATACAATCCGGCTCACTTTCTTCTAGTTTGGGAGGAACCCATGCATCCCTTAAATACCCAAAATTTACTTTTGAATATGGCAAAAGAGTTAGTAGGGGACTCGCAGCCGGTGCAGCCATTGGACCTGATGTAACGATCTACTCAGCCTCTATCGATGTGCAAAACAACCAACAAGAATATGATCTACAAAAGATTGTTCAAGACTTGTCCGTATCTTCATCAGCCACAGATGATATAGCTTTTACGGGTAGTATTAATAATAAAAGAATCGACATTAGAAGAGTGTATTATCGGTCGCCTGGTGTGATGTGGAGATTTTATGGGTACTACGGCGGATTAAATGTTGTAGGCAATTTAAACACATATGGTCAATATTCGGATGAATCCACATTTGAGGTCGTTCCGGCTTGGCAAAATAAATTACAAGCAATGGCTTTTGAAACCAGCCTTTACACCCGCGCTTCACACTATTCTTATGAAATAAGAGACAACAAGATTCGACTTTATCCACCACCCACCGAACCTGGTACAGGCTCACCACGAAAAGTGTGGTTCGAATTTAGTGTTCATACTGATTCTTGGGTTCAAGACGACACAAGAAAAGACGGTGCCGATGGGGTCAACAATTATAACACCATACCATTCGCCAACATCCCATACGACAACATCAATAGCATGGGTAAGCAATGGATTAGGAAATACGCTTTAGCAATTTCTAAAGAAATGCTTGCACAAGTGCGCGGTAAGTTTGCCACAGTTCCAATTCCTGGCGATTCGGTCACACTAAATGCATCTGAGTTGGGCTCTCAGGCCAAAGAAGAGCAGAATAGCTTAAAAGAAGAATTAAAAGCGTTATTAGATGAATTAACATATGCGGCAGTTATGGAGAAAGATGCTAAAATGTCCGAAGACTCTAGTCGAATTCAAGTACAAATTCCTTTAGGGGTCTATAGAGGGTAAATCAAGTGGCAGATGATAATAAATGGAACAGACCCGACAGTCCTCCACCTCCTCTTTTTTTTAACAAAAAAGAAAGAGATTTGGTCAAACAAGTCAATGATGAATTGATGGAGCGAGTAATCGGTCAGACTGTCTTATATTATCCAATAAGCCAGACCCACACCAACTTTCACCCTTTATACGAAGAAGCAATAGAGAAAAACTTTTTAGCACCTATAAGGGTTTATGTTCTTATCGATTGGGAAGGGAACGAATCTAATACTACCCAATATGGTGTAGATAGAGATTACATGGTCACGTGCCATTTTCACAAGCGCCGATTAACTGAAGATCAAGATTTGTACGTAAGAGAGGGTGATTTTATTCTTTATGGCGAATCTTATTATGAGATAGTTACTTTGACAGAACCAAAACGCTTGTTTGGTAATAAAGATTACATGTTAGAGATTTCAGCCAAGTGTAAAAAATCTCGTCAAGGCTTGTTTGATGGGAGATAGAAATGAAAGATAGAACCAACATTAGCGGAACCATCAAGCAAATCTTACCTTTTAAACCATCTACATTAGAAACGATTGATTATGCCATGTATGATTGGATCCAACAACAGATGGATGTTTTCTGCACGACCAACAAAGGCTTTAAAAAAGTTCCATGCGTATGGGTGTCGGGAGAACGCTCTTCACAGATCAAAAATCATAAAAATTTAAGAGATTCTGAAGGGACTCTCATATTTCCTATTATCGCTATACGAAGAAACAAATTTGAAAAAAATCCAAACAAAAAAGGAAATTTTTATGGCAACGTGTTTCCGGTTCCAGATAAAAAAGGAGGCTCAATTACAATTGCTCGTCAAGTCCAACAAAATAAATCAGCCAACTTTTTAAATGCAGACACTTATCGAAAAAAATCTGGGATTGCTGGAAATGCTGGTGAATTCGGTGGACAGCAAATTAATTTTCCAAATAAAAAAAACAAAAACCCCAAAATTGTATATGAAACAATTACAATTCCGATGCCTGTATATGTTGACGTATCTTACACCATCAGCGTAAGAACTGAATATCAACAACAAATGAACGAAATAGTACAACCTTTTGTAGTGAATACAGGTGGGATCAACTCTAGAATCATAGTTAGTCGCGACGACCATCAATATGAGGCTTTTATGCAGCAAGATTTTGCAACAAAAAACAATGTTGCCGAAATGGGCTCAGAGCTAAGGATTTATGAGACAGAAATAAATGTAAACGTTTTAGGTTATTTGGTTGGGGCAGATAAAAACCAAGAACAGCCAAATATAGTGATAAGAGAAAATGCAGTCCAAGTCCGCATTCCTAGGGAAAGAGTGATATTTGGTGACATACCAGATTGGAAAAATGGAAAATACCGCTCATAGTGTTTCCATTTGTCTTTTGCTCGGATAAGATACTATTTATTAAAGAATTTAAGTATTGTAATACTAAATAAGGAGATACACATCAATGGCAAAAACCGGCGTCAGCAAATTTAGATTTATTTCACCTGGGATTCAAATTGCAGAAATCGACAATTCTCAATTACCTCGTGAACCAGAAGAGATAGGTCCAGTAATTATCGGAACGGCAGTGCAAGGACCAGCATTGCGACCCACAAAAGTAAATTCATTTTCAGAGTTTGTAGAAATCTTTGGAATGCCTCAAGCAGGAAACAAAGGCGGAGACATCTGGAGAGAGGGTAATTTTGGGTTGACACCGACTTATGGAGCTTACGCTGCACAAGCTTGGCTCAGAAACAACAGTGCTGTTACTTTTGTTCGCCTTTTAGGTCGTGAAAATACTGACAGGACTGCTGCTGGTAGAGCAGGTTGGGAAATCGGCTCTTCCTATTCAACTTCCGCTCCGGGAACAAGCGGCGGCGCGATGGGTCTTTTCTTAATCAACTCCTCAAGTACAAACTATAACGTCGCACCACAAACCGGAACTTTGGCTGCAATTTTTTATTGCTCCGAGGGTCGTGTTGATTTGTCGGGAACTATACTGGGTGGCACTGTCACCACTGGCTCTTCAAATGCACTGATTACAAGTGCTGGAACTAACAAAGAATTTGTAGCTCTTGTTAAAAGCGGTTCAGCAATGAACGTTTCAGAAACCATTACTTTCAATTTTGATGAAAACTCTAAAAAATACATTCGTAAAGTGTTTAACACCAACCCAACACTTTTAGGGTCTGCGGGTGAGAGACAATATGCTTCTACCA